ATTTGCGAGGCTTCGGTTTTAGTAATTTTCATTTCCTTTTCGTCAAATTCACCGAGAAGGTGAAGCGAAAAGTCCTGAGGGTGGGTGCGGAAGAGAGAGCCAACTTGAGCGTTACCAAGAGCATCATGGAATTGTCTTTCGGCTTCGCCGATAGTTGCGGTTGTGAAGACGTTTCCGGGTTTTTTTGAGACAGAATCGAAGATTGTGAAGATAAACATTTAGAATTCCTTTCGGTGTAGTTGTTTAGATTTTTGCCTAGCAATGTACTCACGCACTTGTAGGCGTTCGGGAGTATTATCAGGAGACGCAGCAGCTTTGTCAAGTCGATTAAATTTATTTTCTTCATGAAGATCGGGATCAATTTTTTCGAGTTTAAGATCATAGAAACGGGGCGGTTTTATACGGCAAGTTTTGAATAAGACAGCATCATTGTCAAGGACTTCTTTAGAATAAGCGTCGAGCCAGCCTTTGCCGATGCCTCCGGTATTTGTATGTTTTGAGCCACGGGACATATTTGTGAATTCAGGAATGAGATCGATTATTTCGCCATCAGGAATGAGGCGTTGATAGTGAAGAATGCCAAGGACAGGGTGATCAGTTTTAGAGAGTTCACCATAGACTTTTTTCATGGTGTAGCGCGCGGTGTAAGCAGCGCTGTCAGGTGTGAGATCAGAGATTGTAGCAGTACCCATATTTAATTTAGTAGCGGGATCAGTCCAGAGTTTATCGAGAGTGGGTGAAGTGTAGTGAGGGAGGCCGTTTATATTTTTATAGAATTTTTTATCATCGAAGTCATGATTAAAGATGCAGACATGATAGTGAGGACGGCCACGCCAAGCAGTGAAGTTTCGGCAGGAGCAGAAGCGTTCAGATTTATTGCAGTAGAAGCAAGTTTCGCCATATTCGCCGCAGTAATAATAGCGGATGCCAGAGCCGAATTTTTTGCGAAGGCGTTTAAGGAAGCGGGTCAGTTCAGATTTTTGACCACGTTCGAGAGAATACGGATTTTTGCGAGTTTGTTTATATTCTTCATTGAGAGTGAGAGTAAGCCAGCAGTTATTCCAGTGAAGCGAGGCTTCGTGCATACAGCGGATAGACCATTCGCGGGATTTTGCGAGGCGACAGCCTACGCAGCCGCCACAGGCACGTTGAGAGCGATCATAGTCGCCATGTTTTCGGGAGTCATAGTTGTGTACCACATCACGTTTTCCGTTTTCTTTTTTGAATTTTGATATCCAGATATCGACAGGAAAGTAACAGGTCATGAGTAACCCTCGGTGAGGTTAAGATTTAGAAGCGAAGTCCGCCACGTTGAGGCACAGGAGAAGTGTTTTTTGGATGAACATTCAGAGCACCACGAGTGAAGACTTTGCGAGAGTGATTACGGTTCATAGGTCTACGATACATTTTAGTTTCCTTTCTGTTTTAGTAGATTTTAGTTTAGACACGCTTGAGTGCATTGTCAAGGTGTCAGTTAGCACATATACGACAAGAAGAGATATGTGCTAACAAAGAAAAAGGGAGGCTCTGCCTCCCTTTAAAACCCTCCGACACACTTCTATTACACTAGGAAGTGGGCGGGGCAGGGTTTGGTGAAGGCTCCGCAGGAGCGTTCATTTTGCGAAGTTCAGCGATTATAGGATCGATTACTTCTTTTACAGGTTCAAGGACAGCAGCCTTGAGCAGTTTATTAAGATTGTCTTCAGGTTTATCGAGAGCAGCGAGCAGTTTTCGAGGATCATTATCGAATTCATTACGAATAGCAGCAGGAAGACGCTCGAATTGTTGGTTTGCGTGGACGACTTTGTCAAGGGCTTCTTGATAGGTCGTTTCAGTAGGTAGATTTTGGATTGGTTGCCGTTGCATGAGAACAGGAAGCATACCAGTTTTATTAGCTTTAGCGACAATATTATTGATATTTGAAGCGTGTTTTTCGCTTTGTACGCATTTTGTTTTACGTTCAGCAGGTTGAGCAGTTTGTTGACGAGTACGAGTATAAGCGGTTTTGATTTGACGTTCCATTTTGAGTTTCCTTTAGTTTTTGGTGTAAGAGCCAGAGTAGTGGCCGGCAGAGCCACGGAAGACATTGCCGATCGCGCCAGTGAAGTCTCCGACAGTATCAGCAAAGGCTTTAGTACGAGGACGAATATATTTATTTATCCAAGTATCTTGTTCAGTTTTTTGGTTACGAGCAGTTGAGGCGATTGCAGGAATTTGAGAGACGAGTTTTTCGATTTCTTTACGAGAGAGATCAGAGTCGGCGATATTTTTTACGCCTTGAGTTTGAGAAGCGACAGATTGAGCTTTAGAAGCTTGAGCATTTGATTTTAAGAGTTCGATTTCAGCTTGTAATTTTTGAGTGTTGAGACGTTGTTGATTTGTATTTGCAGCAGAATTTGTGAGAGCAGCAGTATCCTCAGCGACATTAGCGCCAGATTGAGCGGAAGCAGAGCCGCCGATAGAAGGAGCACCTTTCATAGCAGATAAGATAGGATTTAAGCCAGCAGCGCGAAGATCACTTACTTCCCATTGGTGGCGATTTTGAAGTTGTTCTTTAGTGAAGGCATTAGCAGTTGCAGCAGATGAAGTAGCAAAGTCGCGTTCGTCTTCAGTAGCGAACGCGCCAGAGGCGGCAGTTAGAGCAGCGGAAGCGACAGGCCCGATACCGGGGATTGCAGCAGCAGCAGCAGGCAAGACAGCTTTTATGATTGAGCCGAGTCCCATTATTTTTTCGCCTTTGTAGATTGCAGAATTGCGTTCCAGATCAGAGAGACGATTAAGCCGACAGTTTCGGCATTTTCGATTATCCAGTTCATTTTATACCTCGATTATTTTGAGTTCAGTTTCAGGAGGAGTATTTATATAGAGTAATTTAAGAGCGATAGAGGAATTTATTATACCATCATGATTATAGCCTTGTCCAATAAGAATGCAGCCACGAGTATCAGAGACGTGATTGCCAGCATGGATAAGTATGGAAGAGCGATTTGGTACATCATGTACCCAAAAGCAGTTGCCGAACTTAGGAGAGTGATACTTAGTAAGACGATAGAGGCCAGCGGGAATAGCAGAAATATTGCGCTGATTGTTGAGATAGGGCCGTTCAAGGGTAGTGTATAAGTGGCCTTCATGGTTGAGTACTCCGAGAGTTTTTTCATAGGTTAAAAGCGTTCGTTTTAATATAAGCATGGCATAATCCTTATAATTAGAAGCGGTTGTTTAGCATAGGGACAGAGTATGTAGGCATGACGCGAGAGTGATTTACGACCATATAGCAGTCAAGACGGATATCAGGTTCGTTTTCGACAGCGAGAACACGGTCAATAGGAGTATTGCAGGGGAGTAGAGTTTCAAAAGTAGGAGCACCAGAGAATTCTTCAGAGAGGTGCCAAAGATCAAGAGATTGAGCATCGTTAGAACGCATTTTTCCAGTGATCATATTTTTACCGTAGCGGTATTCAGACCAGCGTTCTTGATAGCAAAGGACATCATCATCGTCACCAGTTCCTTGAGCATAGATTTCTTTTAAGAGAACAGCTTGTTCGCCAAGGTTTGCGAGTGCAGGCATATAGAAGTCGTAGCGAGTACGGCGAGAATGTGATCGGTGCAGACCTTGTTGATAGGTCAGATCCGATATTACAGAAGCAATGACAAGAAGGTCAGAGTGTTCCACGAAGGATTTGAAGAAGCGGAGAGTGCCAGTTACTTGGCCGATAGCAGCAAGATCGCCAAGGGCAGTAGTATTAGTTTCAGAAGTTTGAGGCAGAGGAGAGATATTGATAGGGAATGTAGAGCCGCCGAGATATTCAGGGCGTTGTAAGCGAGAGTCAGGAGAAGTTACGCCGAAGTGAGCGCGTAAGATTTCGAAGTAGCGAGTACCACCGCGGGCATCGATTTGTAAGAGTTCTTGAAGCGCAAAAGCTTCATAAAGTTCATAGATTGTAGGAGCGAGAGCACTGGACAGGTCAGTGATAAGAGTTTGAGAGCCGAGGACAGCAGTTCCGACAGTAACATCATTATTTGTGTTAAGAGTGCGGAGAGCATATTTAGTGCCAGCGATTTCAATGTTGACGCGAGAAGCGTTATCGAAGCCGTGTTTGCCTTCGGAGACAGTGATAGGAGCAGAAGTTCCAAGAGGAAGAGATACGGGATCGCCTTTTTGTGGATCAGGCAGACCAGAAGTAAAGTAGTCATGCGGTTTATTGCGTTTTTTAAGAACATAGTCAGAGAGAGTATCAGGGCCATCGTCGAGATCAACGACGAGAGAATTTTGCCAGTTTTGGTCACGATAGTAAGTATTATAGACCAGATTGTAAGAGCGGTGTAGAGAGCCATCAATGCGGAGATCAGGAATTTGCGTAGGATAGCCGAGATAGTCCCAGATCGTGCCGTTGGCTACGCCAGTGACAGCAGTTGTAGTGATATAAGGGCGAGAGAAGTCGATAGAGTCGTCAGGGTTTGCACGTTCGCCTTGAAGTTTTACGAAGTTTGTTTGCGTGAGACGATAAGGAACAGCGAAGACTTCGACTTTTACATGAAGATTGTCCATGAAAGGAGTGATCGGAGTAGTTAAGCGGCCGAGAATAGTTAAAGCGGCGTCATAAGTATCGCCTGGGAGAATTTCGTCAGTGAGAATTGGATAGAGATAGTCGACATCAATGGTAGTTTTATTTGTAAGGATACGTTTGAATGTTGAGCGAGGCATATTTGCCTGCGGTACGCGAGAGAAAGAGTGCGAGAATACCGAAGGGAGAGAATTTTGATTTATGCCAAACATGATTTGTGTCCTTTTTGTTTGCAGAGGTTATGATAGAGAGTAATTAAGTGACGGTATTGAGCGAGGAATTGCGGATTGTCAAGAGGCACAGCATGATATCCAGCAAGGAGTTTAATAGTTTTTTCGAGAGCGAGCAAGTTATTTTTTTTACGGTTGAACATTTTTTTATCCTTTCGGTGAAGAAGAAAGGCAGTTTTAACACATGCCTAGGTGCAACCTCACCGAAGGTTATGCCAGTCCTTCGGTTGGGATTGGGGCTTTGCCAGTGCAGATTTGCGAGGCTTCGGTTTTAGTAATTTTCATTTCCTTTTCGTCAAATTCACCGAGAAGGTGAAGCGAAAAGTCCTGAGGGTGGGTGCGGAAGAGAGAGCCAACTTGAGCGTTACCAAGAG